TACTTTTTCGGCTGACCGTCCGCAAGGGCTTTCGGTTCGAACACCTGGGGGAAGGACACTCGAAACACGGGCGTGATTAGCTTTTGCATTTTATCTCTTTCGTTTTATTCGACTTGTTTGAAATCCGCGGCGGCATCGAACTTCACCGGCTCGCGTTTATCGTATTCCGGAGCAATGGTCGTTCCCGTATTCGGGATTTCGACCAAGTCCTCCAGAACCTTTTTGTCCTTCTTCAAAAGCTTCTCAACTTTTGCCGGGGACAACAAGGATTTAGGTTCGTACAGCTCGTTTTCCGGGAGATACAGAGACAATTCCTCTGCGGCCGCCGCCTCATCCTTCCATTTCCGATTGGCCTTTTTCTGGACCAACTTAAATCCGGGCACTTCTTTTCCGGATTGGAGAAGGAAAAGCGCCTGGGCCTCCACAGCCTTGATCCAGCTCTCCATAGTCGGAATGGCCTTCAGGATCTTGGCAATGTCCTCCACTGCCAGAAGCTCCGGCGCCGGGGGCGCGCCCTGCTCCACCGAGAAATCAGTCTTGGCAACCGCGAAACTCGCGTCCCGCTGTGCCGGACAGATCCCCTGCGCCGCGCACCACCGGCAATGGTCGCCAGTTTTGAGCGGGGCATTTTTTTCCTGCGTCGCCTTCACGGCCGCGAGCAGTTCTTCCGCAAACTGGTCCAACCGGTCGGATGATACACTCCAGGCGCGCGCGATCCCGTTCGGGTGTTTGCACCTGGGTTGCACGACGACCAAGTCCACTTTCTGGAACACGCCGCCCCAGCCGAGCATTAGGTCCTGACCGTGCTTTTCGCAGACGTAGTTGATCGCTCCCAGCGCGTAATACAGGAGCTGGTGGTTATCTTCTACCTCCACCGGCACACCCATGCCGTGTTTGTAGTCCAAGACTACAAGACGCGACATGTCAGAAGCCACGAGCACGATGTCAGCCGTCCCGCGCAGATCTGGGAAAATGCAATCCAGTTGGAATTTAGCTTCCGCATGGAGAATGAATTTCGCCTCCGCCCGGTAGTCTTCGACTACCGCAATGAATTCCTTCACGGAATCCACGTCCTCCTGGGTGTACTCGTACCCGTTCTCCGCCGGCAGACCCACGTACAAGTCCAGATCCGGCAGGTTATTGGCGGGCGCGGTGAAATACTTCTCGATTAGCTCATGCGCAGCAGTACCCTGTTGCGCATAGCTGCTTTCGACCTGCTTCGGTGCCTTCTCACACAGCGCCACGCTTCCCGGGCACTCAAACCAGCGGTGCGCTGAAGACGCACCGATGGCGGAGTGTTTGGGTTTTGCCGGAGTCACCCGAGTACGGGTGCCTTTAGGCCGCGGCATCGAGAAACGCCTTGTGAAGCTCTGCGTACCGAGCGGGTTCAATCGCCGTGACGGCCTGGACACCGAACTGCGTCAGAATGGCTTTGGCGGCCGCAGGACCCGCGCCTTCCTTCTTCACGACCTTCCGGAGCGCTTCTTTCAGCATGTCTAGCGTCACGGGCCCGGAGCATGCAACCTGGGTGGTTGCGGCGGATGCAGGGGTCGCCGGGGTCGCCGGGATCGCCGGAGTACCGGCGTCCTTGGCCGGGCGTCCGGGCTTCCGGGCCGGCGCCGGAGCTTCCGATTCCGCGGCAACCGGCACCACCGGGGTACCGGCGCTCACCAAAGGGGGCTCCGAGATTCCCGCAAGTTTTTCGAGCGCGTTTGCGATTCTGTTCAGGTCTTTTTCAATTGACATGTTCGTTTCCTTTTTTGTTGTGTTTACGTTCCGAGAATCAAGAGCCTACAATTTTTTTTATCGTTCGTTTTTTGTCTATCACAATCCTAAGCTGGTGTTCCTCTAGCGAATCCGCCAGCACGAGAAATTGCACGAGCACGGATTCTTTCTGGCCGATGCGATGGCACCGGTCGGTCGCCTGGTCGATTTCACCAGGCACCCAACTGGATTCAACAAATACCACGTTCGAGGATGCGGTTAGAGTCAGTCCCGTACCCGCGGCTTGGATTTGGCCTATGAAGAGTCGAATCTGGGGATCCGATTGGAAGGCATCTACGTTCCTCTGCCGTTGCACCGCGGGGGTCTCGCCAGTAATTACGACCGGATTGTAACCCACGAGCCTCCCGGCCAACTGTTGGATCACATCCCTGTGGTACGCGAACACCACGATTTTCTGACTTTCCAAAAGTAAATTTTCCAGATGTTCTGCGGCTGCGTCGAGCTTGGAGAGTGCCAACGCGTGTCTTAATCGCGCTATTTCTCCGCCTTCTTGTGAGAACACCTGGTGCTTCGCATCTTCGTGACTCCATGTGAGCTCCTTTTCGATCGCTTTTCGTATGTCGGCCGACTTCGCCGGGATTGCCAAAATCTGGTAGATTTTGTCCGGCAATTCCTTTAAGACATCTTTTTTCAGACGTCTTAACATAAAGGGTTGGTGAGACGGATTGTCACGGCTTGTAAGCCGCGCGGCTAAATCCGCCTCGTTGCTGGAACCCTTTACGACCATTTGGAAACCGTCAAAAAACGCATTGCAAAACCGCCGGGTGAACTCGTCGTAAGTGTCGTATGGCGCGATCACTTCCGGCGCGGTCGACTTCAAAATGGGGTAGAGTTCTACCGGCCGGTTCAGCACCGGGGTCCCGGTGAGAAACCACTTGTACACACAGCGCGAGGCGGCGCCGGCCTTCAGTACCGCGGCCGTGCGCTTCGTCCCGCGGGTTTTCAGGTAATGGGCTTCATCAAATACCCCCACCGCAAATTTCAGCTTCATGATCTGACTCAAAATTTTGGGGTCGGAAAGCAGGTCGTAATTTATGATCGTGACGCCCGCCCCTACGAGAAGGTCGGACCGCTTCATCACAATTTGCCGCGTAATACGGCGCGTGAACCACTGGCTTATCTCCCGGTCCCAATTGAGCTTCACGCCGGCCGGGCAGACCACGAGCATGGAGCGGGCCAGCAAACGGTCCGCGGCGACGATGGCTTGCACGGTTTTACCGAGCCCCTGTTCGTCTGCCAGGAGCGCTGTGCGGCGGCTTTTCAGCCACTCCACGCCCGTTTTTTGAAAAGGAAAAAGTTCCATTATCTCCCCGTCACGCTCCCGATCACGGCGAATACGGCAAAATCCAAGACGAGTAGGCCCATTATGAAGCCCCGCACGCCCAAGTTTGCCAGGAGCGAATTTCCGTTCGTCTTCTCGTAGAAGAACCGTCCGAGCGCGGAGCCGGCGTCCGGCGGTTGCGTCGACGGAACACCGTAGCCGATGGACAAAATCCCGTACCCGATCGGGATGGCGCCGATCACCCAAATGGATTTTGTCACGAGATAGAGCGCGAACGCTTGCACGGCTGGGCACCCCAGGCGGCGCCAGAGCTTGGTGCTCTCGTCCATGCCAGAGAGGGCCCACAGCACCCCGCAAATGGGCATCGTCAAAAAGGCGAGCCCAAGCGTCCAATAAACCATGGATCCCCCGAACGCCGCGCCGTACAAAATCTCTTCCGCGTTTAGTTTTTTCATTTTTTATCTTTCTCCAGTTCTCTGGATACAAGCGTGGCGTATCCGGCGATATCATCCCAATGGTCTTTGTGGTTAGCGTCACCATTTAAAATTCGCGCGACTTTGTGGAGAATCATGTCCAATCCCTCCATCTGCGCGTCCGAAAGTTTGGCGCTGTTGGGCGAATTTCGAACAACGCGCTTCAAATCTTGTGCCATCTTGGAGTGAGTGGTGTACTCGCCGTGCGTCTTTTTGCGCTCGTCTAGTATCTGGGCGACTGTGTTATTCACAAATCGACCCCTTTCTTAAGTTTTCCACAAATCTCCCTCTCTTTTTTACTTATCCACTCATCAATTGTACTTTTCCTAAAACGCCACTGCGACCCGACTTTGAATCCCGGAATCTTTCCCAGCACTATGTGCTTGTAAATTGTGATCGGCTTCATCCGGAGATAGCGGGCGAGCTCCGGGACTGTGAAGACGATCTTTTTCACAATCTCACCGTCATTTTTTCAGAAAAGCACTTTTCAATGTGTGATTTTTTAAAGCGCCACCGACCGCCAATTTTGCTCCCCGGTAAAATCCCAGCTTTGACCCACCGGTAGATAGTCATTTCGTGCACCCGCAAGTACGCGCAGACATCCTGAAGCGTCAAGATATCTTGAGACTCATTTTTCACGCCATTTCCCCCACTGATTCCGCCACTGATTCCGCGGCGCCCTCTTTAGAAAATCCCCACACCACCCGGTCCCCTTGGCGCTTGCGCTTGTGCTCGTACCCTAAATCCTTTAGGACTTGAGAAATCCGGCGCTGGTGTGCGACGGTGAGGGACGATTCGGTACCTTTCAGCGCATAAACCCAAACGTCCCGCGTAGAAACAAAATCGGAATTTTGCTCGGAGAGCCAATCGCCAATGGATATTTCGTAGGGGTCGGTCGTTCGCCGGTCGCGCTGTTCCTGGCGCGCAATGTCTAAAACTTTTTTGTCCGTAATGTGCGTAGGAGCGCCCGCCTCGAGAATCGAAACCGCTTCCGCGAAAAGCTGGTCGCGCACGTCTGCCAGCTCTTGGAACTTCACCTGCTTGATCCGTACCGGCCAAAACCTACGGTTTCCGGTTCCATCTGCCAAATATTCATTCGTAGCATCTGGATTTATCGTGCCGATAAAAACGCACTGCCGCGGGATATCTACGGCCCGGCGCGCATAGGCGGGCCGGACGCGGTCGACCTGTTTTGTGATAAAAGCCTTTAGCGCCTGGGAATCCGCCCGTTTCGTGACTTCCATTTCCGAGAACTCCACGAACCATTTGCCCCGAATTGCGTCTATGGTGTCCTTGGCGTGCGGGTCCACCACAAAGTCGCTGGCCCAGGGATCCCCCAGGATGCGGACTAGGGTTGACTTTCCGACCCCCTGCTCCCCTTCCAGGACTAAAACGTGGTCGGCCTTGCATCCGGGTTGGTAGATGCGCGCCACGGCCTGGAGAAGCGTGAGTCTGGACACGTCCCGCACAAAAACATTGTCTTGGGCCCCGGCGTACTCCGGAAGCCACGTGTTGATCCTGGGAACACCGTCCCATTTCAGCTTACGCAGATAATCCCGAACCGGGTGTAGGGGCTTTAACTGCGACACAGCTAAAACCGCGTTGTCGATCAGTTCGGTCGCCGGATTAAATCCCCGCTCCCGGGACAACCAAAGGGCCATTTGTTTGGTATCATCGTCTCCCCACTCCCGCCCATTCGCCGGAAATTTTTCCGTGTCCCACGGCATGGGTTTTAAAAGTCGTACTTGCCCGATAAATTGGTCGTAGGCGAGGGATTCGTAGAACAATGGTTCCTCCTGTTCGCAGATAAAAAAGTTGACCACATTGTTCAAGGTGCGGACGAGCGCGCCTTTGTCGTTCTCGTCCCAGCGTTTAAAAGCCGGGTGCCGGCCGGCCGAAACGGGAACGGGCACGCCCACGAATTCCACTTCCGCGCGCGCATTCCCGGCCGGAGCGGTCGCGTACTTGTAGGCATTCCTTACCTTTTCGAGCAGTTCATCTTCCGACCAAGACGGAATACAGCGCGGATTATAAAAATCCAGCATCGCAAAATATGTGTCTTCTTGGCACAGGCCCATATCGCGCCCGCGCATTGCGACCTGGAGCGTGGTTTTATCTCCGTTGTCCCCCTGGATCGCTGGGGGCGCGGTCTGTAGGTATTCTGCGTACCGGGCGGACGCAGCCTGGTCGGGCGCCATTACGGGCAAACTCTT